ACCGCTACCGGCAAGTTCCAGGTAACGAATGATCCGAATCACACGAACTGGGTTGACCTGACTGCGGGTTCCAGCGCGACAGCCGCTTATAAAGTTGGCAGCTATTATCGCTTCATCCGGGCCGCGGTAACGGCTTACACCACTGGCGATGTCGATGCCTACGTAGGTCTGAAAACCCAGTCATGAGAACCACGGCTCTATCCCCGAAAGCCCAGGCGCTCCCACTCCCGAACGTAGAGTGGGAGTTGACTGAGGATTTGCATGGGCGATCCGCGATTTCTGGCATATTCAATGGGACTTTTACACGGGCCACGATCGCGACCGGGGATAGCAACGGGTTAATCTACAGAGTCGCTTCCGGTGAACCTCGATACGGGGCAAAGAACGATGCGCTTGGTGTTCTGATTGAAGGTGCGAGAACGAATGCGATATCTTATTCCGAACAATTAGATGGGACTGGATGGTTAAATGCTAATTGTACAATTACTTCTAATACAGACGTTTCTCCAGATGGGATTACAACCGCGGATACAATTACAACAACTGGCACTACAGACCCCAGAATACAAAAAAACATTAGTATTTCGGCAGACACAACTTCATACACTTTCTCTGTATATTTAAAAAAGCAAACTGCAAAGATTCAATTCGCAGCAGTGCGCATGAGCTTTTCTGGTGGAACTGTCAAGTTTACAACTGTAGTTGTTAACGAGAATACTGGAACTATTACCGCGTCTAGTTCGGCAGATGCTTCTATTACGGCAGTTGGAGAATATTGGAGAGTTAGTATTACAGATGCTGACAACGGAACAAATACAATCTTATCCTCCCAAATTTATCCGGGATATAATTTAAATGGATCTATTAATTCAAACTTCCAGAGTGGTGCTTCATCGGTTGCATGGGGGACACAATTAGAAAATGCTGCCTTCCCCTCAAGCTACATCCCAACCACTTCAGCCGTCACCCGTAACGCAGACATACTCTCCTACTCATTAGGTAGCTGGTTTAATACGAGTGAAGGAACGATTGTTTGTGATGTTTATGTTCCTTACGTTGGATCATCAAATTCATTTATATTTTCATTGGATGATGGTACAGCGAATGAAATGATCCAGGTTTACAGAGGGTCAGGAACTGGCCTAAATTACAATATTGTCGATGGCGGAGTATCTCAGGTAGCAATTTCTTCCGCATCCAAGTTTGCAAATGGACAAATCTCTAAAATTGCTATTGCATGGAAATTGAATGATTTCGCTATTTATCTTGATGGAACACAGATTGGAACTGATGCAGCAGGAACTTTACCAACAGTAACGACATTAAGAATTTCAACTGATCAAGCGGGAGCAAATGCAGGATATCAAAATATTAAGAATATCCGATATTACCCAACCCGTTTATCAAATGCAGACCTTGTGAAGCTGACACGATGATAAATTTGTTCAAGAAACTGGGTAATGAAATCATCGTCTGGATACTCGATCTGCATGCCTGGGTGACACTCCAGGTCAAGAAATACACAAAGCCCTCCCATTTCATGCTTGGACAGGCATTCTACCTGTTTACTTTCTTCTGGCTACCTCACCCGATCCTGACCCTGGTTATCCTGGCCACGATCAAAGAATCCATCGACTGGTTTGTAATGGCAGGCCATCCCTTCCTGACCGCCTCAGTCATCAAGTTCATCAAGACTGAATGGTGGTTCGACACTGGTTGGTATGTGTTTGGCGCGGTAGTCATTGATGTGGTAATGAATGCGAAACTGACAGGAGTATAGGAAATGGCCAAGAAATGGATTCAGAACGCTATTAAGCACCCAGGCGCATTGCGTAAGTCGCTCGGGGTAAAGGAAGGGCAGAAGATACCTGCCAAGAAACTCGCAGCCGCAGCGAATAAGCCCGGAATAATGGGCAGACGCGCTCGACTGGCACAGACTCTGCGCCGTATGAATCCCCCGAAACATACGGTAATGGGATAAACCGAACCGGAAGGTTCACTCCACAGCAGCCATAGGCAAGCAAACATAAGGAGACTTTCACATGGCACAATCACTTGAAACCATTCGTCAGAAGTTTATGACGACTTCCATCCACGGTCGCAAACTATTCGTGACTTCGGATGAATTCATCGGTGGCCCGAAAGCGCTGGTCAAACAGCTTACGAACGCCACTTCTTCCTCTACGGGTACCGCCCTGGATGGCTTCGGATACCATACCGTTGTCACCACGACCAACGATACCTGGAAGCTGGCCGATCCGCTGAAGGCTGGTATTGAGGTTTGTATCCAGACCGCCAGTACTTCGACCGGTACGCATACCATCAGCCCGGTAGCGGCTACGATTCGATCCTCAGCGGGTCAATCCGGCACGTCTATCGCCCTGAAGGGAAATGGCGCAGCAGTTACCTTGGTTGCTCATACCACCGCAAAATGGGGTGTTAAGTCCGTACACGGCACCGTAACTGTAGCTTAATCAGGAGAGCGCATGACTGAGAAAGAAAGGGTTAAACCCCTCAAGATTGCGCTGATTGGTTCTGCCCCGTCATCCGTCCATCTGGCTCCTTACGAGTCAGAGGATTGGGTGATTTGGGCATGTTCCGGATCAGTGTACCCAGTCGCTCGAAGGACCGATGCCTGGTTCGAGGTTCACAACTATGAACCGAATTCGCCAAGATTTTCCGAAGGATATTGTAATTTCTTGGCCAACTATCCCAATGATGTATGGATGACGAAAACGCATCCAGCCATTCCAAACGCCCAGGAACTCCCAACACAGGAACTGATCGAGAAATACAGCCCGTATTTCTTTACCAGCACTCTCGCATGGATGTTTGCCATGGCGATCGAAATGGGTGCCGATACGATCGGGTTATGGGGCGTGGACATGGCAGCACAAGGCGAATATGGCTACCAGCGAGCCGGATTGCAGCATTTCGCTCTGCTTGCAAAAGCCAAGGGAATCAACGTGGGAGTCCCACCGCAGTCGGATTTATTCAGGCCATCAGCGATGTATGGGCTTTCCGAACATTCCCAACAGCATCAGAAGTACATGGCTCGACGCTATGAACTGGAGGAACGCCATCACAAGCTCGAAATGGAGATTGCCCAGAAGAATCAGGAACTGTGGTTCCTCAAGGGAGCAATCGACGACATGAGCTACCATGAAGAAAACTGGCTTGGCGATCCTCGATCAATGGACCAGGAGTTCTGTACCGTTCCATTTGCGCCTGGCATGAACGAGCCTGCACCGAAAGATTTCCCGTTGTATGTGATTGAAGATGGGAAACTCAAGGATGTAGTCGATGGCTGATGGAGCATTTGCCGATTTAGTCTCAAAGCTCGAATCGATGAGCGATGAGAAGCGGCAAGCTATCATCGACGAAACACTGGATGCGACCAAAGATTTGGAATGGATTCCGAATCCTGGTCCGCAGACAGATGCTTATTTCTCCAAGGCTGACATTCTGCTTTATGGCGGCGAACCAGGTGGAGGAAAAACGGGGCTTGTTCTTGGACTTGCATTCACACAACATCAGCGTTCTCTAATATTACGCAGGCAATACACTGATCTCGGCCACATCCTTGAAGAAGCTCAGAAACTCAATGGTGGGAAACAGGGATACAACGGAAGCCCTCCACCTAAATTAAAACGCGATAATTGCATCATTGACTTTGGCGCAGCCGCGAAAGTTGGTGATGAACAACACTGGCAGGGCAACCCGCATGACTTCATCGGAGTTGATGAGGCTACCCAGTTTGCAGAAATCCAAATTCGATTCCTCATGGGGTGGCTGCGTAGTACCGATAAGAATCAGCGCAAACGTGTCGTTCTCGCTACCAATCCACCATTATCCGCAGAAGGACTGTGGGTCACTGAAATGTTTGCGCCTTGGCTGGACCCGAAGTTTCCAAATCCAGCCAAGCCAGGGGAGCTTCGCTTTGCAATTCTAGGCGAAGATGACAAGGAAGTTTGGGTGGATGGTCCGGAAGATATATACAGCGAGGCAAAGGGCAAGATCGTCACCCCAAAGAGTTATACCTATATTCCCGCATCACTGGCAGATAACCCGTTCCTGGCGGATTCCGATTACGAGAAACAGCTCGATGCGTTGCCGGGTGAACTGCATGACATCCTGTTAGGTGGATTCCAGACCACATTTAGAGACCAGGATATGCAGATTATCCCGACCGAATGGGTACGCCTGGCGCAGCAACGCTGGCGAGACAACAAGCCTGAAGGCGTTCCGATGTGCTCCATGGGTGTAGATTGTACCGGTGGTGGCAGAGACCCGCTGGTAATCGCGCCACGGTATGACGGTTACTACCCAGAACTAATCGTTGTGTCCGGCAGGGATATCCCGATCGACAAGATCAATAAGACTACGGCAGGCCACGTGGTCACGAACCGGAAAGACCAGTGCATTGTTGTGATCGATATGGGCGGTGGCTACGGTTCCGGCTCCTATGAAATCCTGAAAGACAATGAAATTGATGTGTACGGATACAAAGGTTCCGAGGCATCGAACAAGAAAAGCCGCGATGGTAAATTAAAGTTTACTAATGTACGAACCGCAGCATTGTGGTCATTTCGCGAGGCACTTGATCCAGATCAACCTGGTGGCTCATCGATTTCCCTACCTCCTGATACTGAATTAATGGCGGATTTGACTGCGCCGACCTACTCGATTACCCCGACCGGAATCAAGGCCGAGTCGAAAGAGGATGTATGTAAAAGGCTAAAGCGTTCAACCAACAAGGGGGATGCTGTTATGATGGCCTGGTACAAGGGTCCAACTGCCATTACCCATGGTGGCGATTGGGCATTTGCTGTTGAGTCTCGCAGACGAAAATCGAATCCTAAAGTTGTCATGGGCAGGCAAAACGCTCGGAGGCGATGATGTCAGGATTATTTGGTGGTGGCGGTAATACCGCAGTAAAAGGAACCTTGGCTTCGAGCATGAGAGGGAAAGGAGGTTTTGATCCGAAAAATGCTGTCTATGGGCTGATGTCTGGGAATACAATTTTCAGGAAAAAGACCAATAACACCATTCTTGGCAGTACGGTAGAACTCCCGTTCCCGACCGATCCTTACTCAGTCGCTGGTCGAACTGCTGCCAGGAAGAAAGCAACCCAAGCCGCTGCTTCTCGTAAGGGATACGCCAGTACGATTCTCAGCCAGGATATGTATCAGTGAATACTAAATTACTAATACAGCAGGTCGATAAACTATTCCAGGACAGGATGACGTTTACCACGTTCCTCCAGGATGTCGCTGAAAACTTCTATCCGGAACGAGCTGACTTCACGCTAAAGCGTTATATGGGCGATGACTTCGCCGCGAATCTCACCACGACTTACCCGGTGATGATCCGCAGGGAAATGGGCGACAGTTTCGGCTCGATGCTTCGACCCACCAGCAAACCCTGGTTCCACATGGAGACTGTTGGTGATGTTCCAGACCTGGAAGCCAAGCAATGGCTTGAATGGGCTGAGAAACGCCAGCGTAATGCCATGTATGACCGAAACACGCACTTCACCCGAGCCATGAAGGAAGGCGATCACGACTTCGCTGCATTCGGGCAAACCGCCATTTCTATCCGGTTGAATCAGCAGCGTACCGGTCTGCTTTATCGTTGTTTCCACTTGCGAGATATGGTCTGGATGGAAGATGACGCGGGAAATATCATCCTGGTAGCCCGCAAGATGATGAAATGGGACAAGGATTTATACGACAAGTTTGGCGACAAGAACCACAGTTCGGTCAAAAAGAACGCTACCAAGAAGCCATTCAACGAGACCAAGTGCTATCACATCATGATCGCCGCGGATTATTACGATGAATCGGCAAATGGTAAGCCCTGGTTCTCGATCTACCATGACGTGGACCACAATACCACACTCGAATCGATCGCGGTTTATAACAAGGAATACGTTATCCCGCGCTGGCAGACGGTTTCAGGATCGCAATACGCCTATTCCCCGGCAACAGTCGTGGGACTTCCGGAAGCTCGATTGCTCCAGGCCATGACTTATACCCTGCTTGAAGCTGGCGAAAAGACAACCAATCCACCCATGGTCGCGACGCATGATGCTGTTCGTGACGATATCGCCATTTATGCCGGTGGCGTGACCTGGGTTGATGCGGAATACGATGAGCGAACCGGTGATGCCATTCGACCGCTGAACCAGAATTACTCCGGTATGCCGATCGGACTGGATATGATGCGGGATTCTCGCCAGTTGCTGGCCCATGCTTTCTATTTGAATAAGCTAACCTTGCCGCAAATGGGCCATGAAATGACGGCTTACGAGGTTGGGCAACGTGTCCAGGAGTATATCCGTGGCGCGTTACCACTGTTTGAACCAATGGAAATGGACTATAACGGCCAAGTCTGCGATGAAACCTTTAATGTGATGATGAGGGCAGGCGGGTTCGGTAGTCCCTACAATATACCCAAATCGCTGCAAAATCGGGACATACAATACCGATTTACCTCACCTCTGCATGATGCGATCGAAGCCCAGGATGGCCAGAAGTTCGCCATGATGGGTCAGATGATCACCGAAGCGATGCAACTCGACCCGACCGTTGCTGCCATTCCGGACGTAAGCACTGCCCTGAAGGAAGCCTTACTCGGCATCAAGACACCATCGAAATGGCTGAACACTGATGATAAGATTGCCGAGAAAGTGGCAGAAATGAAGCAGGCACAGCAAACCGCGATGCAGCTCCAGGCTGCACAGCAAGGTTCACAAGCTGCTGCAAACGTAGGAAAAGCGAGTAAAGATTTGGCACAGGCATAATGGACTACATAGTTGGAGTCGATGAATTCTGGGATAAGATGTGTGATCCTCATTCAAAATTGATCACCGACTACAAGCTTGAACTTAATGGCAACACCTATCGAACCAGCGTTTCACCAGTGGAAATCGAAGGTTACATTGCTGACCGATTGCATGAAATCGCAGATGATCTGAATCTTTTATGAATGTAATGTTTTCTCTTAATCCAGCCTATGGGCTTAATATTGCAAGGAAGATGTTGGCGGATCGGCCAACAGTTACTCAAGTACAGGAAATACAATTTTCATTTACACGAACAATCGAACCGAATGGTTTAATATATAAAGGAAAACCGGTTAAAAAGATTACTTATCAAATTGACCCAATAAGCTATTTAATAAAACCAGAAAGTTTTCTACTTCATACAAAATGAGCGAACAACCACCAAGGCGAAAACGACCTGATCCGAAGAAATATCCTTGGATTCCTCCAGAGGCGGAAATAAAAGTCGTCCAGGCATTCAAGGATTTGTCCAAAGGACAAGCCAACGAAGATCAGCAATTACTGGCATTCGATCACCTGATTCATACACTCTGCGAGATAGGCGGCCTTTCCTACCGTCCAGACAGTGATCGTGATACTGTATTTGCAGAAGGGAAGCGATTTGTTGCACTGCAAATCGTCAATTACATACAACGAAACTCAAAACCGGAGTAAATTATGCTAACGAGAAATCCATTTTTCTTTCTGAACCTGAATCGGAATGAAGGTGAAAGTGACGACGATCTTAATCCTGGTGGTGGCGGTGGTACTGGTGGTGAAGGTGGAGGCGATCCAGGTGGCAATGATCCGGCTGGTAGCGATCCTGGCAATCCTGTTGATAGCGGCGGGGCTGGCGATGAGGGCGGTGAAGGCGGAAGTCCATGGCCAGCCGATTGGCGAGCAAAAATCGCTAACGGGGATGAGAAAATCCTGGCTCAATTGGGAAGGTATGAATCGCCAGCCGCAATCTTCAACAAGGCTCGCGCTCTCGAAACTCGCCTCTCATCTGGTGAACTCAAGTCGGTCACTCCATTCCCGGCTGAAGGTTCTGATGAACAAAAGGCCGCCTGGCGATCTGAGAACGGTATTCCGGATAAGCCGGATGGTTACGAAATCGCTTTACCGGAAGGCATGGTTATTGGTGAAGCGGATGCGCCGCTGATCGACAGTTTCAAGGAATTCGCTCACGAAAATAACCTTCCACCCGATGCGGTGAATGTCGCGGTCAACTGGTATTTCGCTTCCGAAGAAGCGCGAGCTGAGCAGCGTAATCAGCTCGACCTGGAAATCCAGCAGACCAATACCGATATTCTGCGTAGCGAATATGGTGAAAACTATCGTCCGGTGATGAACAGCATCAAGAACCTGCTTGCCACGGCTCCCAATGGAGTCGGTGAAGCATTGATGGGCGCTCGCCTGGCCGATGGTACCCCTCTCGCTTCTGACGTTGGTATCATCAAGGCACTTGCGGACTGGTCTCACCAGATCAATCCGGTCAGCACCTTGATGGGTGGTGGAACGTCCAACATGCAGAGCATCAGTGACGAAATCTCGAAACTGGAAAACATGATGGCGGATAGAACCAGTGAATACTGGAAAGGCACGAATGCTGAAAAGAACCAGCAGCGTTATCGTGACTTGCTCGATGCGCGTTCCATCATGGAAAAGAAAGGACAAGCCGCTTAATACAACTGCGTTTGTACGACTCTTTCGGGTTTCGTTAGGATCGTTCGCGAACACCTAGCGAAGCCCCGAAACGGGTCAAGTCGGCTCCGAAAGGACACCCCGACAGAGACACGGGACGGATACCCTGAGTTTAGGTTTGAAAGTAAAAAACCGAACTTAAAAAAGGAGACATACCGTGTCTGATACTGCATTTCAAACCCAGTATCGCCAGGAATTTATTCAGGGCTTCGAGCAGCGCCAGTCGTTGCTTCGCGATACTGTAACGACAGAAGCACAAATCAAGGGCAATAAGGCCGTATTCCTTGTCGCTGACTCAGGTGGCGCTGAAGCGCAGAGTCGTGGCACCAATGGTCTTATCCAGGCTCGTTCCGACAACCTGACCCAGAACACCGCTACCCTTTCAGAGTGGCATGACTTGGTTCGCAAGACCAATTTCAACGTGTTCGCAAGCCAGGGTGACCAACGCGCTATCATGCAGGAAACCACCATGGGCGTGATCAATCGCAAGATTGATAGCCAGATCATCACCACCCTGAACACGGGTACGGTTACGATCGGCTCCAGCACAACCATCCCATCAGTGAGCTTGTTCCAGCATGGTCGTACCAAGCTCGGCAATGCCGAAGTTCCATGGGATTCGAACATTACTCTGCTCTGTACCGCAGCCTTCCTGTCTTACCTGGAACTGGCTCCGGAATTCTCAGGCGCAGACTATGTGAACATGCGTCCGATGGCAGGGGAAGATGCGAACTGGCGTGATAAGCCGATGGCTTACCGCTGGCGCAATGCCCTGATCGTCGAGCATCCGAATCTGCCTGGCGTTGGTACTTCCAGCGAAAAGAGCTTCCTGTACCATAAGTCTGCTATTGGTCATGCTGCCAATACCAAGGGCATGGACAACGTAGTTGGGTACAACGAAGAACAGGCTTATTCCTATGCTCGCTGTTCCATGGATATGGGGTCCGTTCTCATGCAGAACTCGGGCGTAGTTGTAATCACCGCTGACGGCAGCGCATACGCATAAGGAGAAATTATCATGGCTTATTACGGCTCTACTGCTGCTTCTTCAATTGCCAATCCTCCTGTGCCGCTGTTTGGTCCGCTGACGAAATCGCCTTCTTCACTGGGCAATACCAGTCGCGGTCTGACCCTTTGGGCATACAAATCCTCGAATACGGCTGCACAAGCTTCTGCTGCCAACTTCATGTCGGATGCGTACTACCTCGGGATGCGGCCAGGTGACATTGTGTTTGGTTCCTACTTCAGTTCCGCTGGTTCAACCACCGGTTTTACTTACCGGCTGACTTGTACCAATGTGACGACTTCTGGAGCCACGTTCTCGACAGCACATCTGTCTACGGGTTAAGGTTAAGCTCTCATCAACCGCTAATAGGCGGGGGAAACCCCGCCCGTTAGTAAAACTGGAGGGCTTATGTCCGAGCAAAACCAAAACCATCAAGAAGTAAAACCACGTACTACCTACGGTCAACCAGCGCAATCTTACCCAGATAAGACCGAAGCAAAGTCAAGCGCTACCGATTCGCCAGCAAAAGCAGTCGGAAAGACCGAAGAAAAGCGCGATGTATCGCTTACCAATAACCGGCTGAAACAGGCCGAATTCACCCGTACCGTTTACACGGCCACTATCGAACGCGGCCATATCAAGAGCGACCTGATCGATCCGAAGTTCTGGGCGCATGTTGCAATCAAGTTGCGCCGTGGCGATCGTGTCGAATGTACTTCTGAAGATGGTTCATTCTATGCCGAACTGATGGTACTGGCCTGTGATCGTACCTGGGCGAAAATGCACGTTCTCCAGTGGCATGATCTTTCAAGTTCTGCAATCCAACTCACCCCGGAAATCCTGGCTGAATACCTGGTGGACTTCAAAGGTCCGGATGGCTGGTGTGTTATTCGCAAATCCGACAACCAGACGCTCCAAAGCAAACTCTTTACCGAGGATGAAGCGAAGCGTTGGATCGAAGGCTTTGTTCGTAACATGAGGGCTGCATGACCACGCAGTTAAACATTTACAATGGTGCGCTCCTGCTGTGCGGGGAGCGCAAGTTGTCTGCTCTAACCGAGACTCGGTCATCACGCTATGATCTTGATCAAGTATGGAATGATGGCGGGGTAAACGCTTGTCTTGCCCAGGGTCAATGGGTATTCGCAACCCGAACACAGCAACTCGATTACGATACCAGTATTACTACTTCATTCGGTTATACCTATGCGTTCGCGATCCCCACGGATTCCGTCACGCTGATTTCGGTTTGTTCCGACCAGGATTTCAATGTACCGCTGACGGAATACGCCATCGAGACCGGCTATATCTATTCCTACTTGCAGACGATCTACATCAAATTCATTTCGAATGATGCAAGTTACGGAACTGATTACGCAAATTGGCCTGCGAACTTTACGGAATGGGTGAAAGCCTATTTTGCCAGTAAAGTCGTGTGGAAAATCACTTCCGACGAAAACAAGAAAGACATGGTTAAGAAGGAAGAATTACGATTGCGGAAACTGGCAAAATCTACCGATGCCAAACAAAAACCAACACGGTTCCCCGCGCAAGGAAGTTGGAATTCTTCACGACAGGGTTCCATGTCAGGCGATAGAGGGAACAAAAGCAGCCTGACAGGGTAAACCATGCCCAGACAGAACACAGTCCTTGCCCGCTTCAACAACGGACTTATCTCACCGAGAGCACTTGCCAGGACCGACATAGAACGTGTCGGCCTGTCTGCCGAGACCATGAACAACTGGGTAACTCGTTCCTTCGGGAACATGATGCTCAGACCAGGATTAGGATATATCGGCGCGACGGCTTCAAACGCAGCGGCTCGGTATATACCGTTTATTTTCTCCCAGTCCGATACCGCACTATTAGAATTTACGGATTCTGCAATGCGCGTCTGGATATCGGATGCGTTGATGACAAGAACTTCCGTGTCCACCGCAATCACGAATGGAACATTTGATACCGCTTTGACCGGCTGGACCAATGACGATGATGCTGGCGCAACATCAGCCTGGTATATCGGTGGTTATATGAGCCTGATTGGTGATGGCACCAATTATGCCCGTGAATATCAGAAAGTAACCGTTGCCACTGCTGATCGGAATGTTGAGCATGCTATCCGGGTTGTTGTTGAACGTGGCCCTATATTTATAAATGTGGGATCAGGAAAAGATACTGATAACTTTGTTAGCCAGACAGAACTTGTAAAAGGTGAGCACTCTTTATCATTTACACCAGACAATGATTTTTATATTACGGTAAAAAGCCGAGATAAATATAATAAATTATTGAACTCTATTGCGATCGAATCATCTGGTGCAGTATCGATTACCTCGCCCTATGCTGCTGCTGATCTTGATAATATACGTTATCGACAATCAGCCGATGTTGTTTATCTAGCTTGCGATGGGTATCAACCCTATAAAATAGAACGTAGAACCAGCACTTCCTGGTCGCTTGTCCGCTATTACCCGGAGAAAGGACCATTCAGAGCGATTAACATATCGGATACCACGATAACGCCTTCCGGTACATCAGGGAATATATCACTAACAGCAAGTTCCCCGATATTTGAAACGACGCATAAAGAATCGTTATGGCGACTTGTTTCACCAGGACAAACTGAAACGGCCAGTATTGCGGCAGCGAACACCTTTACATCAGCGATTGAAGTCAATGGAACCGGTAATACTCGAATATTTACTGTCGATATCTCAGGCACTTTTTCAGCAACGGTAACATTGCAACGATCACTTGATTCGTCTACCGGTCCATGGACGGATGTACATACCTGGACTGCAACGACTACTGCTGAATCCTATGATGATGGACTTGATAATTTTCAGGCGTGGTATCGGATCGGGGTCAAAACTGGTGATTACACATCCGGAACAGCAACAACCACACTTACCTATTCATCTGGTGCGGTCGAAGGAATTGTCCGTTTGATCACAGATGAATATGGATGGGCAGTTCAATCCGCCTCCGAAACTAATCAATGGCGTGATGTTGCATGGGCACCTTCATTAAATCTTTTTGCTGCTGTTAGTTCCGATGGGACAAATAGAGTCATGACATCACCGGATGGAGTGACTTGGACAGCACGATCCGCAGCGGCAGCTAATCCATGGATATCAATCTGTTGGTCTCCTGCAAATACTTTATTTTGTGCAATATCAAGCAGCGGAACAAATCGGGTTATGACATCGCCTGATGGGACAACATGGACTAGTCGTACTGAATCAGAATCCAATAGTTGGACAGATATATGCTGGTCTCCAACAAATGGATTATTCTGCGCTGTTGCGTTAGATGGTACACATCGGGTTATGACATCGCCTGATGGGACAACATGGACAAATCGTACAGCCGCAGAAGCAAACCAATGGCAAGCAATAACATGGTCTGAAGATTTAGGATTATTTGTAGCAGTTGCTAAAAGTGGGACAAACCGGGTGATGACTTCACCTGACGGTATAACCTGGACTGCACGTGCAGCAGCCGCGGCAAATCAGTGGTATGACGTATGCTGGTCTAG